TGCTTTACACTGCGGTTACCCGAGCAAGAGAAGAACTCTATGTAATCTGTGAACCTGAAACCTTCATTCAAGGAATAAAATCTCAGCGAGTCAAAGGCAATACCCTGCAAGAGAAAGCAGAATATTTTAAAGGTAAACTAAAAGATATTCAACCTAATCAATAGTATCCCCAATAACAAATGTTATCTCCTTTACGCATACTATAACTTTAGTGAAGGAGATAACATGCCAGAAGCTGTAATATTATTACCAGGTACTGTTATTGATAGGTTGACTATAATAAAATCTGTTCAAAAGCAATCTACTTACAGTAGATGGGAGGCTAGATGTAAGTGCGGTAAGCTCACGTTTATTGAATCTAACAGATTAATGCCTTCTTATAGAAGGGCACATAAAATTTCTTGTGGAGAATGTAATGATTATTTAAAGCACCCATTAACATATCGTTCTTATGAAAATATGTTGAAACGCTGCTATAATAAAAATGCGGTAAATTATAAAGATTATGGTGGCAGAGGTATTATTGTAAGTGAAGAGTGGCGAAAAGATTTCTTTAATTTTTTATTAGACATGGGAGAAAGACCTTCTCTAGATCATTCAATAGACAGAAAAGATGTAAATGGAAACTATGAAAAATCTAATTGTAAATGGAGTACTGCTTTAGAACAAAGATTGAATCAAAGAAAATGACTCTTTCTAACTAAGACTAAAGCGGGGCGCTTGACAGGCTATCCCCGCCCCTGTATACTCCGCTTCACCAGTTGAGATTTACCCCCTGGTTACCTCCCACCACCGAGCTAATTAAAGCTCATATCACTTAGGAAATTAAAATGTCTGATCAAGAAACCAACCAAGTCCCCGCTGATACTCAGTCTCCCGAAATTGCTGCAAACTTCGATAAGAATGTTGATGCAAAGGAAGCCACGTTTCGGTTTAAGAAAGATAAGATGGGCAATAAGCGCCCGAATGTCGAACTCAAGAATCTTCCGGTTCCCTCAGTTGAAGGTATCATTGCAATCCTCACCAAGGGTGGCAAGGAACTCGAACTTCTCCAAGATGCAATCTACGATGTTGTTCGTGGCGTAGTTGCTGACTGGGTTGGCTCTGATGAATCGAATGGCGCAGATAAGTTCAATCCCGCAGATTTTACGTGGGAAAAGATTGCCAACATGCCTAAGGAAGATCGTCGTTCTTCGACTATCTCTCCGGAAGTTTGGGAAGGTTTCTCCAAGAGCTACATGGATACGATGCCTTCTGTTACTGGCAAGACTGCCGAAGCTGTTGCAAATGCAGTTCAAGTTTACCTGAAGAAGTTTGCGATGGTTAAGACTAACAAGCCGGTGATTCAAAAGCTGAAGGAACAACTTGGACTTTACATGGAACACGCGAAGGATGCAGAAGATTACCAAGAGGTTTTGGATTTGTTGATTCGTCGTGCTGATACGTATCTGGCTGCAGATGATGTGCAAGCTCTGATTTCGAATCTGTAAAATAAACCTCCTCGACTCCGATCAATAGGAGTTAACCAGAGGTAAACTTCCTGGACATGAAGTTAAACTGTCCACACTAATTGTTGTGCATTGGCACCCTGTACTGAGGGTTAAAACATCTGAGCCAGTACGCTCCTCCAGGTTTGGAGATGGCCAGTGTGCAACAATTAGTGTTTTACCCGGTAGTACAGTTCATTTCACTAACTTCGGAAAATCACTTATCATGTTTAAATCCTCTCTTGCAGCTCTCCTCCTAGTTCTCTCAATCCCAGCTCATTCCCAATCCGTAGTTGATTTCACCTCTGAATCCTGCAATACCCAGAATACTCTTTGTACTCTTCAAGGATCAGATGGAAATGTATATGTTGTAAATCCTCAGATTCCTTCACTCTCCCAAGGAAGCACACTTTACACTGCAACTGGAAGTTCTTGTGCAACCACATTAAATACAGTGTATCGTTACGAGTGTGATTTCACATTCACATTTACTCCCACCGCAGTTCTAACTGGAACTTACATTCGCGCTCGGAGTGGTTCAGGTAGAGGAGGTTATCAATGGCACACTCATTACATCTTTGATACTCTCACGATTTATTAAAATGCTGTATGAGTTACCAGACCTCAATCAAACTGGTAAATTCTTTATATCTACATTCAAATCGTAACTCTCTGGATTTCGCCCTGGCTCAAGTGAGACTCGTAAACTACCTTGTGATTGGCGCGCATTCGACACGACAGAGAAGTCAAAGGATAAAACCCAGCAATGGGGTTGAATGTAGATATAAAGGATTCACCCTTAAAAGCATAATTCGTCCAATGAGTCGGGATTTCTCGTGAGGTACTATCAGTCCGTGTGGGAACAACTTAAGAAAGATAAAATAGTCTCCATAACGGCGAACCGATTGCTGCATCCTAGAATTATCAAAGCAGTAACAAAAGAAAAGTGGATGGATATTGGATACAAACTCCAAATAGAACCGAGGCGCGCCTTACTTTCTCATTCCAGAACCCACTCAATTCTCACGTTTAAATTAGAATTAAAACTAGATGTGATCACTCTCCAGGATATTTAATCTTGAGAGTGATTTTTTATTTCCACTAACTAATTGCACTGATATGCCATATACTTTACACGGTTCAATTCTCTCTGAGACTGCTAAAGCATTAAAGTTCGAGATTGAAAAGATCAATGAGGATTCATTGGATGAACCTCAAGTAGAGTGGTTTCCATTTTCTCAGATCAAATCGATCATGAAATCTAAGAGTCAGGAATTGGATAATATCACTGTGAGTGATTGGATCATGGATGCGAAAGGATTGCTTTAATCATGGCACATGCAGAATTTCTTAGTTACGGTGAAGCATCAACTAGATTGATTGAAGAATGTTCTGAACTGATTAAAGCTCTCTGTAAAGCCAAACGATTTGGATATGATTCAAGAAATCCTTATGATCCAGACAGCGCTACAAATCTAGAAGATATCTATGATGAAATTAGTGACGTAGAACTAGCAATTAAAATTTGGAAAGAAGAGAGAGCTAAGGAGAAATCAAATGGCTGAAATCGGATTTGAACTTAAAGAAAAAATTGCAGCTCTTGAGCAAGCTCTCCTAGATCGGCATCCAACAATGCCAACTCTTCTTCGAGAAATCCACACAACTCTTCGCAAACAACCTGAAAATGTTACCCTGCTTTCTGAAGAACAAATCAAGATTATTGTTAATGGTCTCCAGAAACAAACAGGAGTGGAGTTGGTTCAAGCGGTTACCAAAGCTCCCGGAAAAACTGCAGCGTTGAAGAGTAAGATTAAAGACCTTGGAGTAGATGCATTCTAATCATGCCTAAACAATTCATTCCTCATCAATCTCCTCCATTTAAACTAACTCAAGTAGCCACTGCTGTTAAATTGTTCTGCCTGTACTATTCTCAATTCAATGAATACTACAAACATCAATGGAAATCTACAGAGCAATCTAGCACTACAGTATCTGTTGAGTAATCTCTCATACTCCCAATACAAACTTCTAAGAGATTGGCTCCAGTTACCTGGTCTCTCCCAAGATCGACAATCAGGTGTACCAATCTCTCTAATCACTCTACTTCTAAAATGTCTACCGAAGAATTCTCACTCGACTCATTTCTGGATTCTCCACCAGTGGGTATCGATGGTTTTAGTGGACTTGACTCAGGAGGAACTGGAGAGGGTGGAACAGATTCTTGGCACGAACCAGAATATAGTGGAGAAATTGACTACCGTATTCGCCAACTATCCTACTCTTCTATCCTCACCCTACATTCCTGTCCTCGCAAATTCCAACTCTACAAACTCCGCACAACCCACCGAGCAGAAGAATCAGTTAAGTCCACAGTTACTTTCGCGTTTGGCCATGTTGTCGGAGAAGGTATCGCTCTCTCGCTCCAAGGACTCTCAGAAGATGAAGTAATCTGGAAGATGTTTCTCGGATGGCACACAGATTTATTTGATCAGGATGAGAAACTGAATAAATCTTTCTGGCAAGCAGTCATTGCGATTAAACGGTTTCAAAGCATTAGGAATTCAGGAGCATTAAAAGATTATGAACTTGTATACTACAATGGAGCTCCTGCATGCGAACTCAGTTTCGCTATTAATTTTCCTGACGGTTTCCGTTTACGCGGTTTTGTTGACGCTGTCTTACGTCATAGATACTCTGGAAAAGTCCTTGTTCTCGAATGCAAAACAACCGGAAGTGCAACAGTCAACCCTGCATCGTATAAAAATTCTTCTCAAGCTATTGGGTATTCTATTGTTCTTGACGCTATCTTCCCTGATCTGTCTAGTTATGAAGTCCTCTACCTAGTTTATAACACTAAGAGTGGTGAATACCTTCCTCTCCCATTCGAGAAAACTTTCCTCCAACGTGCTCTCTGGATTCGAGAATTGCTTCTAGATATCGAGAGTATTAAAATGTATGAGGAAGCAGGTGTTTATCCAATGCATGGTGAGAGCTGTTATACATTTTTCAGAGAGTGTGAGTATTTGAATACGTGTACTCTGAGTACCGAAGCACTGACGAAACCTTGTACTCCTGAAGAAGAGGATAAAGTTGATTACCAAATCACATTGAGTCTCAGTGATTTACTTGAAGCACAATTCAATAAGGTGGATTCATGAATTCTAATTGTACAATTTGTGATGTAGAAAAAGAATGTGGATATGAATACAAGCCATGTGACTGTTGTAATTATCGTAAATTTAAACCAAAGTCTCCTGAACAAACTAAATCCAATATTCAAACTACAGCTCAAATAATTGAATTTAGAAAGAAACCTGATGAAACTCTCCCAAAAATCCGCATCTAAATCCCATCGAGTACTTTTATTCGGTCCCCCTAAATCAGGTAAAACAGAACTTGCAGGTAAGGTTTCCGAATCATTCAATGTCCTGTACTTCGACCTTGAAAACGGAACCGACACTCTTCTCAAACTTCCTCCTGAATGGCAAGATCGAGTAGAAGTAATCTCAATCCCAGATACTCGTGGATTCCCAATAGCAATTGAAACAATGCTAAAGGTAATCAAAGGCACTAAATGTGAGATTTGTGAGAAGCATGGTAAAGTTCTCTGTGCGATTTGTAAGAAAGAATCCGCGCCCTTTGTTTCAGTTGAGTTAAATACAATTCCTCTAGATACAATTGTAATCATTGATTCCCTCACCCAACTTACCAATTCTGCAATTGCTCACATCACCAAGAATCAGCCGGAAGATTACAAACTTGAGTGGGAAGATTGGGGAAATTTAGGTAAACTTATGGACACATTTCTCTCCTATGTCCAGCAAGCACCATTCAATATCATCTGTATCTCCCATGAAACAGAAGTAGAAATGGAAGATGGAAAACAAAAACTTGTACCGACCGCTGGCACACGGAATTTCTCACGTAACACCGCTAAGTATTTCGATGAAGTAATTTACTGTGAAGTAAAAAATAAAAAGCACGTGGCCGCTTCCTCTACAACTTATGCAAACAACATTCTCTCAGGTTCTCGCACTGGACATACACTAGAGAATTCTCCAGGAGAAGCATCTCTTATTCCAATTTTTAAAGGAGAACGACCAGCACCAATATCCTCTCCATCTAAACCTCAATCTCAAACAGGTACACCTGCAACTAATGCACTCTCAGCACTTGAGAAACTCCGCTTAAAGAATGGTACAACCACATGAGTATCACACAAGAATTTATTCTCCCTAAACGAATCAATCTCATAGGTCTCCTGGGTAAAGCACGAGCTGGTAAAGATACAATCGCAACTTATATCAATGCCCACTACTCGAATGCGTATACAGAATACTTTGCCGGCCCACTAAAATCTGCGGCATCCACTGCATTTGGGATTCCTGATATACATTTCTACAGTTCAGCTCTCAAAGAAGTAACTGATTCTTACTGGAATGTGTCTCTCAGAATGATTGCACAGTTTATGGGAACCGAGAT